AGAAAGTCTATAATTGATGGCCAATTCGATACCGATAAGCTCATTCAATTTGTAGAGGTTGCTCAAGATGTCCATATACAGAACTTTTTGGGTACTAAGCTATATGAAAAAGTACAGACACTAATTACAGCAGGAACCTTAGATGACTCTGCAAATGCAGACTATAAGACTTTGCTAAACACACACATCAAGCCTATGCTTATATGGTATAGTCAATATACATTTATACCTTTCGCCTCCTTCCAAATAAGTAACGGAGGTATATTTAAACACAGTAGTGAATCTGCTGAGATTGTAACAAAAGAAGAAATGGATAGTTTAGCAAATCAAGCTAAGGATTATGCTGATTTCTATACCAATAGATTTATTGATTTTATGATTGAAAACACATCCAAATATCCTGAATATACACAAGATCAGGATGAAGGAATGTATCCCGATAAAGATCCCTTATATGGCGGTTGGGTAGTATGAAAAAAGAATATAAACCAAAAAGAGAAAATATAATTAAGTTAAGTAGATATCTTAAAAGAAAAATAAATGGCAAATTCAATAGGCTGGGGAAAGATATATTGTAATACAGAGTTTGGTGAGGAGGATTTTACCGTAGCTGAATGTATACCACATTTTTCTTCGCCAGACTGTTTTTTAAGTAGTTTAGTAAGTGGCCAAACAGAAACTCTTGCCCTTACTATAGATGATACGAGTATTTATAAAGCGAGTTCAACAAAATTAAAAGTAAGTCAAACATTAGTAACATTATTCGAATAATATGGCAACAGCAACAATAACAGAACCAACTAGCTCAGCAAACGGTAATATACCTTTTACTGGTGCAGACCCAGGTGATGGCGGTGATGGTAACACCCTTAGAGAAGCTATCACAAGACTCAACGCAAGGATAAAAGAAATATATGGCGCACAAAACTCTGGTGGTGTCGTACAAACTCCTTTTATTGATAATGATAACATTAAATCTGATGCGATTACCACTGTGAAAATTATTGATGACGCAGTTACTGCTGATAAGTTAGCAAATTCAATTAATACTGAAATTACTGCAAATACTGCAAAGGTAACTAACGCAACTCACACAGGGGATGTTACTGGTTCTACTTCTTTGACAATAGCAAGTAATGCTGTAACGACTGCTAAGATTGCAGATGACGCTGTAGGAGCAGACCAACTTGCAAGTAATGCAGTTGTTACTGCTTCTATAACAGATGATAATGTTACATTTGATAAATTAGAAGCAAGATATACTGCAAGCGGTAGTATTACGACTTATACGGGAGCAGTATCTGTTGATTGGTCTGCAGCTACCAACTTTGTAATGGGTTCTTCTTTAACAGGAGCAATTGAATTTGATTTTACAAACTTCAAAACAGGTCAAGTTTTAACTATCCATAACCTTACAGGTTCTCAAACAATTACTTTAGATTCAGATGCTGCTACAAGTGAAGTATTTAATAAACTAGGAGGGAATGATTATGATGGCAGTGCAACAAACGCTTTAATGGTCGAATGTATATCTGATGATGCTAGTGCGGTTTTTAACTATTCCGTATTAACATATGTAAGTGATGCAACACCAAGTTAAAAAATTAAGATATGAAAGCAATTAACATAAAAGGTACAATAAAAACCTATAGCAATTTAAAATCTTATGGCGGTAATTTAGGTTTACAATATTCAAGTAATAGTGATTTACAAGAACTTGGTTTTTATGATGTGGTTACACCCTCAATAAACCCAAGTCAAAAATTAGGCCCAATTGAATGGGATGCAGATAATAGTGTTTTTACTTACCCTGTAGTAAACAAAACTTATAGTCAATCAGTAGCAGAACTTAAAACAGAAAAAATAAAAGAATTAAAATATATTTACAATAATAAGTTAGCTAAAACAGATTGGTATGTTATAAGAGCATCTGAAGGAGGTTCAGCTATACCAAGTAATATAACAACAGAGAGAAATGATTTTAGAACAGAATGTGCAACTAAAGAAGCAGAAATAAATGCTTTAAGTACCAAGGCTTCTGTTGTAAATTATCAACTTCCAAATTCTTAATAATGAGTTTAGGAAAAAAGAAAATACTTTCCCAAGGAGCATCAGGAGGTGCTGCAGACCTTTTTACACCAATTGCGTATAGTGGTGCAGTAGGCACATCAATCACAGGATTTGGTTTTCAGCCTGACTTATTATGGATTAAAGCCAGAAACACCTCAGGTAATAATAGACTTTTTGACTCAGTTAGAGGTGCAAGTGCAGGGTCATTATCTTCAGATAAAACAACAGGACAAGAAACAGGAAGTGGTCAAACAATAACTTCATTTGATTCTGATGGATTTTCTGCACCTATAGTAGGTGGAGATATAAATCAAAGTAGTGTAAATTATGTTGCTTGGGGTTGGTTGGCAGGTGGTGCATCAAGCAGTAATAGTAATGGTAGTGTAACATCTACTGTAAGTGCAAATGTTGGTGGAGGCTTTAGTATTGTGAAGTGGACAGGAGATGGTTCTACTACACAAACTGTAGGGCACGGATTATCTGCAGCTCCAGAACTAATGATTTTTAAGTTATTAGCTTCATCTGATTGGTATGTATATACAACTGTTCTTACAGGTCTTGCTTCAAATACACAAATTACAATTGCACAACAATCTGCTGCTTCAGCAGATAATGATATGACTATAACTTCTTCAACCTTTACCAACTCAAATAATTTTTATCCTGGCGGTGAAACTATTGCTTATTGTTTTCATTCTGTAGCAGGATTTAGCAAGGTATCAACCTATTCAGGAGATGGCACTAATGACTTTAGCAAAGAGATTACTGTAGGATTTCAACCACAATTTGTTTTGCTAAAAGCTGCTATTGGTGGAGGAAATTATGAGCAGTGGAATATTATAGACTCAGCAAGGGGAGATGAAAATAAGCTTTATGCATCAGCTAATACTTTTGAAAATGGTGGAAATTCAAACGCCTTGTATGGTACAGCTAAACTTACATCAACAGGATTTCAAGTAGCAAAAGGTTCTAATTCCCACGCCAGAGATTTTAACTATAGTGGTTCTACTTATCTTTATATGGCATTTGCATAAATGATATGGAAGATATGAAGATATTCGGACTCTATGCTGCAAACATATTTGCTCTGGCATTTAGTGTAAGCGAAATAAATGGCGTTTTACAAATGCTTGTTATGGGTGCAACCTTAACCTTTACAGTAATACAAATTTATAAAGCCTTAAAAAAATAAAATATGTTTTTCGGAATATCATTTAGACAAAATCAAATACAAGGTATCAGAATGAATCGTATTAAAGAGAGGTTCGCTTCTTTATACCGACCAATATCTAAAGCTTACGACAAATGAAAATTACAAATGGTGCTGCCAAAGATATAAGACATTTCGCAGGAAGTTTGCTAGTGTTCTTTTTAGTTGTTTTGATATTGTTATATCTATCGAAATATCAGATACCTCAAGAAAACGCACAGATAGTGAATACTTTGATAGGTATGATAGCAGCAAGTATCGCTATGGTAATAGCTTCCATAACGGGTCGTAATCCAGACGATTTAGATGCTGCTAAAAAAAAGATTAGCAATCTTGAGATGAAGATAGAAATGCTTGTACAGGCAAAAGATGTACTTGAGAATATGCTTATCAAAGTACAAGATGATACTATAGATAGATTGCTATTAAGTAAGACACTACAATATGATGACTGCAAAAGCGGAAAGTGTAAGTGTAAAAACAAATGCAGTAATGAATCTTAAGTATTTTACATATGAAGAATTTGATAGTCCAGATTTGCCTGGTAGCGGTTTTGCTAATATGGACAGGAGCTTCCTTGAGATGCTCGACTACGCACGTCAAATTGCAGGGGTTCCCTTTAAAATCAATTCAGGGTACAGAACCAAAGAGCATAATCAAAAAGTTGGAGGAAAACCGCAATCGAGTCATCTTGTGGGAAAAGCAGCGGATATCTCAATTAGCAGTTCCCAAGAAAGATGGAATGTACTTACAGCCTTGCAAGATGCAGGATTTACCCGCCTTGGTGTTGGAAACACCTTTATACACGTTGACTCCGATTCCTCCAAAACCAGTAAAGTTATTTGGACATACTAAAACGAATACTGTAGGTAAAACCCTTTTTGACTTTAATTATGAGTAAAAAGAAGTTTAAGGATACTGGTGTAGGTAAATTTCTACTTAATAAGATTCCCAATATAGTTGGTAAGATAGCTGAGGACACTCCAGTTGGAAGTGTAATACAGGCTATTATTGGTGGCAGTGATATGTCTGAAGCTGATAAAGAAATAGCTTTAGAGAAGCTAAAGTTAGAAAGAGCTGAGATTGATGGCACAACAAAAAGATGGGTGGCTGACTCTAGGTCAGGCTCGTGG